GATATACTTGCCATTTTCTTGCTTTATTTTTTCTTCAAGAACAATAGTTTCAAATGATTTATTAGTGTTTTTAATCGAATGTTTATGCTTTCTAAGCCACTTCTCATTTATCATTCTCATATCGCATTTATACGGCTGATACATCAATTCACCGACCATCTTTTGAGCATTTATTTTCTGTAAGAATTCAATTTCTCTTCTGTACTTGTAAAAGCGTCTTAACTGTTCAATGTTGATTGGATAAATCCAGTTAATGTAACGAAGCTCTGATTTATTCTTTAGCTGTTCATCCACATGATTGTTATAGAAAATAACATTGTAGTAAGGTCCTGACATTGCAGTCTGTCTATTAAGTCCAAACATATAATCTTTGGTGTAAAATCTCCTACAGCATTCGATATGCTCATTATTTTCAAACAATTCAAAGTTAACCAATTCACATTCAATATGTTGTATTCCACGGTCATATTTGACATAAAATCCGTATGATTGAACTTCTATTCTCTTTGATGTGCAGAGAATAATTGCAAAGCATCTATATTCTCCATAAAAGCTAATGCTAGTGTTGGCCCTCAATTTCTTATGTATGATTTCGCATCCCTTACGATTTGCAGAAATAGTCTCATTTTTATTTGAAAACACAATCATCGGAATTTGCGAATAACACCAGTCAAAAAACGATTTTGGTGCATGCAATCTTTTATCAACATAGAAATCTGCATCTTTCATATCTCGAATAGGCTGATTCTTTCGAAGTCAGACTTCTCCTTTAGTTTTGCCTTACGGCTTACTCTAGTGGTTGTTTTAGGCTCTTCTTTCTTTTCTGTGCGTTGTTTATCATCCTTACAGCAAGAACGCTCTATATTGCGTGATTTGACGTCTTGTAATTCGGATTTGAAATAATCGACAACCCAGCCGAACACAATTTCATTTGAAACCATTGCACAATCTCCATCACGATATTCAGATGATTTGTTGTGACAATATCGATATGCATCAGCAAGTGTTTTCCCTTCCTGGCATATCTTCTCGAAAAGCTCATCATCTTCTTGATCACATAACCAATTGTGGATTGCATCTATTGAACGTGAGTGTCCTTCACTCATTTCTTCATTCATCTTTGCTAGTGCCTTATCTTTAATTTCTGACATGTTCTAATCCTTCCTGTTGCAGTTTCTGCAATCTTTCTACTAACTCTTTAGAAGCTGGTGTTCCTTCCGGCAGAGTTCCATCTTCCTGCTGTCTGATATAATCAGGCATTGATATTTTTGTAGATGTTTGTAATGACTTTGAATCTTCTCTTTCAGATCTTGCTATCCAGGAGTTGATGAATCTCATAATCCCATTTTTTGTTTTTCGTTTATTTGGATTAGTTTTTAGCCATTGACTCATTTTAAAAATTTGGTCTTTTACATCCACATTCGGATATGCATCTGAAAATTCTTTAAAATGATTTTCTGATATATGGAATCTAGTGCCATCTTTAAGAATTAAAGGTGGCAAATCCATTGCCTGTTCGGATGCGAACGAAGTTTGCTCCGGACAAGTATTATTTATATATTTATATTCTTTATATTCTTTATATTCTTTATTTCTTCTATTGTGTGCAGTCAGTGTATCAGTCTGTGTGTCAGTAGATGTATCAAGATGTGTATCATTTAGTGTTCCATCGTTTTCATCTATATCTTGATATTTTGCGTAATTTACTACACTTATTAATGTCCATGACTGTGTCACTGTACGTGTTATTTGATGTTCGTTTTCAAGTAGCTGTAACAACCGTCTAACTGTATTGACAGATAGATGTGATTCTTTAGCTAAATTTCTAGCAGAAGTAATAAATGAACCTCTATCCACAAGAACACCTTTGAAGTATGCTGGCTTCCAATTTGCTTTAAGTAATAATAGAATCCAAAACCTAAACATATTTGGATAATCATGGTATCGCCATTCTAAAATTTGGCGATCTATTTTAATAAAACCCTGTTTCATATATGTCCTTTGCCACACTTACAATCAACTTGTATTTTCTGTGACATACCCTTTCTTTTAAAGCGGTCTAATTGCAACCAATGCGTAAGCGTTAGACCAGTTCGCCTTTCTAATTTAATTTGGCATTGGTTGCAGCTAGTGATCGCGCTCCTGCAAGTGTGCGCAAAACTTCACGATAACTAAGCCCCTTCTTTTCTAAAATTCTGTATATCTGTGATGCAGTGCGCTCGACAATTGCATCTCTTGCAGATTGATTTTCAAATTCTTCTAGTGTTAGTTGTTTCTTCATGTTTTTCTCCTATTAACAGTTCTAACTGTTTTTGTGTTTGATAAAATTTGCATTGTAATCGGTCGTTCTTTACTTCAAAAACCCTGTAACCAGCCTGTATTGGCTGGCAACTTTGCGTTTCTTCATTCCATCTTGTACATCTATTGCAATCAAAGCATTGCTTAATCACGCTGATCACTCATCTCTTTTATTTTTCTCTTGAATTCATCCAGTTTCGATAACTCAAATTGCAACGCAGCTTCTGCTTGATCGTCATTCAAAATCACACCGCCATCATCGATAATTTCTTCTACAGGTTCACCCTTTAACCGATGTAACTTATTAACAATTAGTGAATTCATAGATCGATACCTACCAAGAATAAAAACGCTTTTACAAAAATGCATATAAACAGTGCAAGCAATGCCATTTCTTCAAGCGTATTTAATAATTTCTTTTTAATTTTCATATTCTACTCTCCATTTCTATTTGATATAATGAGAGTGATGATTTAGGTTCATCACTTAAGCGCTGGTTCCTGCTAAGACTGCGCTTTTTTGCATTTCCAATCCTGCTAGCCGTATCTTAATTTTGTTGCTTAGATCCATACCTGATGTAAGATTGATAAATTCTGCATATTCTGTTTCAGTTGTTAAGCATTGCTTTCCAAACTTCCGATATTTAAGCAATCCTGCCTTTCGATACCAACCGACTCGTTCAGGTCCACATCGGAGTCGCTTTGCAATCTCTTCTGTGTCTATTAGCTGTATATTCTGCATATCTTGTGGTGTTAGCATAGTTATTCTCCTTTCTAGTTGCCTAAGAATTTATTGATAAAGTACTGCTGACCTTTGCCGGTAACTTTGACTGTCTTGGTCGTTACGTTTACACCGTTGCCATCAATGTGGGTGCTTTCTTTTATTTCAAATAACCCTTGTTCAACAAATCTCTCCTGTGGCATATTCCAGTCAGCTCCTTTTCTGCTGCTTAGAAAGCCTTCATTTCTCAACTTTTCAAACAATCTATTCTGTCCGATTTGATAACCGTTCTGTGTAAGTATCTTGGCTAACTGACCGATTAAGATTGATGTTTTAGAACTTGCTACCGCATCAGCAAATAAGGCTTTAGGCTTCATTTCATTGTTTTCCAGCTCTAATGTAGCGATTGTTTTATGTGCAATCTCTAGTGCTCTAGCCATTACTCTTTCAGGGCTATTCCATGCGTTCTCAACCTGAATGAAGTACTTTCTAGCCTGTGTGCCTTTTTCGTTACGCTGAAGCATCGCTATTTGTTTCGCTGTGTCAATGGTTAGCTGGTAGTCGTCAAGTTCTCTAATTTGTACCCCGCCATTGTTTGGAACCTCCGTTAACTTTTTTACGGTGGTATAATCTGTGTTTTCAACTAGTCCATACTGTTTCATTCTGTCGAACCAACTGTTAAATCTTTCTGTCGCTTCTAAGAATTCATATAGATCTCTTGCTGATACTGTGATGCGTTCTGAATCTATTGTGTTAATTTTTAATAATTCGTTCATGTTTATCCTTTCTTAAGTAATTAAGCATGTTCGTCTGATATATCAGACAGTCTATCTAAAAAAATATTTTCAACTGAAACATCTAGTGCTTTCGCAATTCTTAAAAGTAAGTGTGACGATACATTTCTTATATCTGTATTCTCTAATTCATTAAGATATTGTCTACTACAGCCTACTTTCTCAGCCAATTCTGTTTGAGTTATGTTTTTAGAAAGACGGTATTCTTTTATTTTATATTGCACTTTAACCACCTCCTTACGTTGTCAATTATATCAGACATAAAATATCTGTCAACTATATTTTACAAGAAATTGTCAATTATTTTTGACAATTTGAACACTAGTATATTATTATTGCATTGGATATAACGGAGGGTAGCACCATATGAAATTATCTGAATTAATTAAGACTTATCGTCACGAGCATAATTTATCGTTGCGTGCTTTTGCAGAAAGAACGATTTGCTCATTCCAATATATTAGTAATATAGAAAAAGAAGAGGTAAAAAATCCAAGCATCCCTACTTTAGTATCAATTGCTAAAGCAATGAATATGACGTTAGACCAATTGTTGAAAATCACTGATGATTTTATGATAGACATTCAACTTGATGGAAAAGGAAGAATTTTAAAAAACGGATGGCAAACTGGCAAGCGTGTATCAGATGTTACAGGTGAAGTTATAGACGATGATTCAATTTTTGAAATTCTTGCTAATCCAAATATCTTTAAAGTTCCTCTATATGATTCTATATCATGTGGAACTGGCGGTTTTGTCGGAGATAACATAATCGATTATGTATCCCTTCCATCTAATTTATTTAGTCCAAAAAAAGAATACTTTGCGCAATATGCACATGGAGATTCAATGATTAATGCAAACATCAACGACGGTGATCTAGTCATTTTTGAGAAGACTTCATCAGTAACTAACGGTATGATTGGGTGCTTCTGTGTGGACGATAATATAGCTACTTGCAAGCGTCTTTCTATGTCAAATGGGCAGATTATCCTTTTACCTGAAAATCCTTCTTATAACCCTATTATTGCCAACGTAGAGACGTTTAAATGTATTGGCAAGCTT